CACACTAGCTTTGGCCGCTGGCATGCTCCCCACAGAATACCGACAACTCACGCAACTTGACCCCGTGGTCGAGATGGCTGCGCAAAAAGGCAAAGCAGACGCTGAGATTGAGATGGCCAACATCATCCGCAAAGCGGCGTTGGAAGGCGACGCTAAGATGGCGCTAGAGGTCTTGAAACATCAGCACGGCTGGGTGGCCAAGCAAGCCATATCTGTCGAGGTGGATCAGCGCATATCCATCACAGGCGCGCTGGCCGAGGCGACTAAACGGGCCATCACTGTGGAAGACGCCAACATCATAGAAACCCCTACGCATGCAATCGACCATATACAGCGCTGAAGACGAACAGGAACTGATGGCGCGCCTATGGGCGCCAGCGATCAAGGACAACCCACTGGCGTTTGTTATGTTTGCTTTTCCATGGGGTCAGGCAGGCACGCCATTGGAACACTTCAGCGGCCCACGCAAATGGCAGCGTGAGATCCTGCAAGATATTGCAGTGCATATAAAAGCTAATGGCAACAAGATAGACTTTGACACGCTGAGAAGCGCTGTCTCATCTGGGCGCGGTATTGGTAAGTCAGCGCTAGTCTCATGGATCACCATCTGGATGTTGTCTACGCGGATTGGCTCCACGACCATCATCTCGGCTAACTCAGAGTCTCAGTTGCGCAGTGTGACTTGGGCCGAGATAACCAAGTGGTTAGCAATGGCGCTTAACAGCCACTGGTTTGAGGTAAGCGCAACGCGTTTGATGCCGGCTAAGTGGCTCACCGAACTGGTCGAGCGTGATCTTAAAAAAGGCACACGCTACTGGGGTGTTGAAGGGCGGCTGTGGTCAGCCGAAAATCCCGACGCGTACGCTGGCGTACACAACTTCGACGGTGTGCTAGTCGTGTTTGACGAGGCGTCTGGTATTGACGACAGCATCTGGGCGGTCACATCTGGATTCTTCACAGAGAACACACCCAACAGGTTTTGGATGGCGTTTTCTAACCCACGGCGCAATACGGGGTACTTTTACGAAGCGTTCAACAGCAAACGAGAGTTTTGGTCAACCAAGGTGGTGGACGCAAGAACGGTCGAGGGCACAGACAAGCAGGTGTATCAGCAGATCATTGACGAGTACGGCCCAGACTCAGCGCAGGCCCACGTCGAGGTCTACGGTCAGTTTCCCTCTGAAGGCGACGATCAGTTTATATCGGCCCTATTAGTAGACGACGCGATGAAGCGCCCAGCGTATAAAGACCTATCCGCGCCTATCGTGATCGGTGTTGACCCCGCACGGTTCGGCGCTGACGCAACAGTCATCGCTGTCAGGCAAGGACGAGATATTGTTTCAATACGGCGCCATCGGGGCGATGACACCATGACGGTGGTTGGGCATGTGATCGACGTGATAGAGGAATACAAGCCGACGTTAGTTGTGATTGACGAAGGTGGCCTCGGCGCAGGCATTGTCGACCGTTTGAAAGAGCAGCGCTACAAGGTCAAGGGCATCAATTTCGGCAGTAAATCTAAGAATCCCATTATGTATGGCAACAAAAGAGCCGAAATGTGGGGCGCCATGAAAGATTGGTTAAAAGGGGCGTCGATACCGCTTGACAGATTTCTCAAAACTGATCTAATTTCGCCTATGATGAAGCCCGACTCTAAGGGTACAATCTTCTTAGAGTCGAAAAAGGACATGAAAGCACGGGGGCTGGCCTCGCCTGACGCAGCAGATGCGATTTGCGTCACGTTTGCCTACCCCGTGGCCCACCGTGAGGCGCGTGAACCCACGCAGCGCCGCATGTATTCAGATCGAAGCGTGGTTGCAACTTCTTGGATGGGGTCATAATGCCACTTGTCAAATCAAAGTCACCCGAAGCCTTCCGCAAGAACGTCGCCGCTGAAGTAAAAGCTGGCAAGCCCGTCAAACAAGCGGTTGCAATTGCTTACGCCGTAAAACGCGCACCCATGAAGAAGAAATAAGATGGCAGATCCAACAGGCATGGTCGCAGTCGCTAACGTAGCGGCGGGCGGCAAACCACCCAAAAGTGACTCTGACATACTGACCGTCGCTCGCGCACGTCTGGACATGGCTGTCTCAGCATTAGCCGAGTCACGGGAAGACGAAATCGACGACCTGCGCTTCTATGCAGGCTCACCTGACAATCACTGGCAGTGGCCTGCTGACGTACTGGCCACCCGTGGTGCGGTGCAGGGTCAAACGATCAACGCACGCCCGACACTTACGATCAACAAACTGCCGCAACACGTTCGTCAGGTAACGAATGACATGCGTCAGAACCGCCCCGGAGCCAAGGTCATCCCAGTGGACGACAACGCGGATGTGCAGGTGGCTGAGATTTTCAACGGCATGATCCGGCACATTGAATACATCAGTGACGCAGACGTAGCGTATGACACAGCCTGTGAAAATCAGGTAGCGTATGGCGAAGGCTACATCACGCTAATGACAGAGTATTGCGAACCAAACTCTTTTGATCAAGACATTAAGATTGGCCGTATTCGCAACTCATTTAGCGTCTACATGGATCCCCTGATCCAAGACCCAACGGGCGCAGACGCCAAGTATTGCTTTATCACGGAAGACTTGACCAAAGCAGAGTATGAGCGCCAATATCCAGACGCTGCGCCTATATCTACCTTGCAGTCGCTCGGTGTTGGTGATCAGTCGATCAGCAACTGGCTCAATGAGGACACTGTACGCATTGCCAGTTACTACTACATTGACTACGAAAAAGCCAAACTGAACATGTACCCCGGCGGGCAGACTGCTTTTGAGGGCACGGCTGAAGATAAACAGATGAAACTGGTCTACGGCAAGCCCAAACGCACCCGTGAGTCGGTCAATCCCAAGGTCAAGTATTGCAAGATCAACGGTTACGAAATCTTGGAGCAAAACGACTGGGCAGGCAAGTGGATTCCCGTCATCCGCGTGGTTGGCAACGAATTTGAGGTTGACGGACGCCTTTATGTCAGCGGCTTGGTCAGAAACGCCAAAGATGCCCAGCGCATGTACAACTATTGGGTGTCACAAGAGGCTGAAATGCTTGCTTTGGCGCCTAAAGCACCGTTCATTGGCTACGGCGGCCAGTTTGAGGGCTACGAAGACAAGTGGAAGACGGCTAATACAAACAATTGGCCGTACCTTGAGGTCAATCCAGACGTTACAGACGGCCAAGGCGCGGTCTTGCCACTACCCCAGCGGGCACAGCCGCCGATGGCCTCCAGTGGTCTATTGCAGGCCAAAGCAGGCGCATCTGAGGATATTAAGGCCACAACAGGTCAATATGACGCGTCTTTGGGTCTGGGCGGTAATGAGAGAAGCGGAAAAGCTATCCTTGCACGCCAACGTGAAGGCGACGTAGGCACATACCACTACGGTGACAACCTGACCCGTGCTGTAAGGCATGTCGCGCGCCAGCTTGTTGACTTAATTCCTAAGATTTACGACACACAACGTATCGCCCGCATTATTGGTGAAGACGGCGAAACCAAGATGGTCAAGATCAACCCCGAGCAGCCCGAACCAGTCAAGAAGATTGTGGACGAGCAAGGGATTGTGATTGAGAAAATCTACAATCCGGGCGTTGGCAAATACGACGTGGTGGCCACCACTGGCCCCGGCTACGCGACTAAGCGCCAAGAAGCGCTTGAAGCCATGGCTCAACTGCTGCAAGGCAACCCACAACTGTGGTCTGTTGCTGGCGACTTGTTTGTGAAGAACATGGATTGGCCGGGCGCTCAGGAAATGAGCAAACGCTTTGCCAAGACCATTGATCCTAAATTCTTGGACGACAGCGACGAAAGTCCAGCATTGCAGGCGGCCCAGCAGCAGATTCAAGCAATGGGTCAGGAAATGGAGCAGATGCACCAGATGATCCAGAATGTTGGTAAGTCAATCGAGATGCAAGAGTTGGAGCGCAAAGAGTTTGAGACTCAGATCAAGTTCTATGACGCCGAAACCAAGCGTATTTCAGCAGTTCAAGCCGGCATGACTGAGGAGCAGATCCAAGACATTGCCATGGGTGTTGTCGCTGCGGCCATGGAGTCACAAAGCCTAATGATCCCCGAGATGCGCCAAGAAGCTGAACAGCCTGAAGAAATGATGCCCCCCGAACAACAGATGGGAATGTCACAATGAAAGCCGCTGATTTTATAGGTATCTTGTTTCTGGCCCGTGATGTAACGCATAGTGTTCATTTGAACACCCGCAGTTTTAGCAAACACACGGCGCTCAACATTTTCTATGACCGCATCATTGACGCGGCTGACGATTTTGTTGAAACTTACCAAGGCCGGCATGGTTTGGTTGGCCCTATTACTTTGAATTCACCTAAAAAAACAACCAATATTGTTGAGTTTTTGGAAGATTCACTGGCCCAAGTTGAGGCCGCACGGTACGAAGTGTGCGATAAAAGTGATACCGCGTTGCAACAATTGATTGATAATATTGTCGAGATATACCTTCGGACTTTGTACAAACTTAAATTCTTGGCATAAGGAGCCACCATGTCTAACTACGCAGCCATTTCAGCCACGACTCAGATCAAAGTTGCCGCAGGCAAACTTAACGGTATCTTTGTGAGCAGCGCGTCTAGCACGCCCACCATCACGGTCTATGACTCATTCAAGTCTAGCAATTCAGACCCTGTGGTTTTGGCAACATTTACACCTACCGGCAACACAATGCACAACTTTTTTAACGGTTTATATTTTAACAAAGGCATCTACGTTGTAATCAGCGGCACTGTCTCTGCGACTATTTCTTTCGAGTAAGGGGTTAGCATGGCAGACGTAAAAATATCCCAACTGCCAGCCGCCACAACGCCGCTGGCAGGGACTGAAGAAATTCCCCTTGTCCAAAGCACAACGACTAAAAAAGTTACTGTCACTGGCCTGCTGACAACGGCCAACTTGGGCACGCCCACGGCCATCAATCTGACCAACGCAACCAATGTACCAATGGCGCAAGCTACGGGCACACTGGCAGTCAACCGTGGCGGCACTGGCACAACAACGCCCAACATTATTGGCGGCACAAACATTTCTGTCTCTGGCACATGGCCAAATCAGACCGTGTCGGCCACTGGCTCTGCTGCTGGTAACGTCACTGGCCCAACCATAGCCACTGACAACGCTGTGGCTCGGTATGACAACACAACGGGTCAGATTATTCAAAACTCTGGCGTGATCATCAGCGACGCAAACGTGATCACTGGCGGCACTTGGAACGGCACTCCGATTGCGGTTTCTTATGGCGGCACGGGCACGTCCACACCTAGTCTTGTGCAGGGCACTAACGTAACTATTACTGGCACTTGGCCAAACCAAACCATTAACGCAACAGGCGGTGGTGGTGGCTCTGGCACTGTGACTGACATGTCAATTGTGTCTGCCAATGGCTTGGCTGGCACGGTGGCCACATCGACCACAACCCCCGCAGTTACTTTGTCCACCACAGTCACTGGCGTGGTCAAGGGCAACGGCACGGCTTTTTCTGCGGCCACGGCTGGCACTGACTATGTGGCTCCGGGCGGTGCATTGGGCACACCTTCTAGCGGTACGGCAACAAATTTGACCGGCCTGCCACTCACTACTGGCGTGACTGGACTTCTTCCAGTCGCAAACGGTGGTACAGGCACAGCAACGCCAGCAATCGTGGCGGGAACTAACGTCACAGTCAGCGGCTCATGGCCTAACCAGACAATTAACGCTTCCAGTTCAGCACAGGTCTACCCCGGTGCAGGCATTGCCAACTCAACGGGCACGGCATGGGGCACTTCTTACACAACCACGGGCACGGGCACGGTGTTGGCTTTGTCCACATCACCCACGTTTGTTACGCCTGTTTTGGGCACTCCCACATCGGCAACTTTGACCAATGCGACTGGTCTGCCCATCAGCACTGGCGTAAGCGGTCTGGGCACGGGTGTTGCCACTTTCTTGGCCACGCCAACATCTGCCAACTTGGCTGCCACCGTTACAGACGAAACTGGTACAGGCTCATTGGTGTTTGCCACAAGCCCTACCCTTGTCACCCCTGCCCTTGGCACTCCTAGCGCATTGGTCGGCACAAACATCACGGGCACGGCTGCTGGCCTGACTGCTGGCAATGTGACGACAAACGCTAACCTAACGGGTGCAGTCACTTCTGTTGGCAATGCCACGTCATTGGGATCTTTCACGTCTGCCAATCTGTTGGCAGCTTTGACAGATGAGACTGGCACTGGCTCTGCGGTGTTTGCCACTTCGCCAACATTGGTCACGCCCATTCTTGGCACGCCAACATCGGCTACGTTGACCAACGCTACTGGCTTGCCAATTGCAACAGGCGTGTCTGGCCTTGGTACGGGTGTAGCAACATTCTTGGCAACGCCATCAAGTGCCAATTTAATTTCTGCCGTAACTGATGAAACTGGTTCAGGCGTTTTGGTGTTCAACAGCGCACCAGCACTGACAAACCCAACAGTCACAAACTATGTAGAAACCCCATACTCTGCCAACTCAAGCACCGCCATCACTTTGGCATTGACCAACGGCACAGTTCAAATCATTACCCTAACAGGCAATGCAACGATTACCATGCCAACTGCGGTAAGTGGTAAGTCTTTTATTATGTTCTTGCGCCAAGACGCTACAGGTTCACGCACAGTCACTTGGTCAACAGTTAAATGGGCGGGCGGTACTGCACCAACTATTACATCAACCGCAAGTAGGCAAGATATTCTTAGTTTCTTTGCTGATTCGGTCAATTGGTACGGATGCGTTGTCGGACAAAATTACACACCATAAACATGAAATTCATTGATTTATCAGGTGAAAGGTTTGGTCGGCTTATTGTTTTAAGTCGTGCTGAAAACCGCAGTACATCAACACGATGGTTGTGCCTTTGTGATTGTGGAATAACAAAAGTTATCAATTATGTTTGTTTAAAAAATAACATAACTAAATCTTGTGGTTGTTTGCGTAAAGAAAAAACTGGTAAGCAATTTTCTCGTCACGGAATGACTGATTCTCCTGAATACAGCATTTGGGGTGCTATGAAGCGCAGATGTTATTACGAGAAAAACAAAGATTATTCTAGATATGGTGGTCGAGGAATTACTGTTTGCGACAGATGGAAAGATTCTTTTCAAAACTTTTATGCAGATATGGGCAAAAAGCCTGATGGTTGCTCAATTGACAGAATTGATGTTGATGGTAATTACTCACCTGAGAATTGCAAATGGTCTAACGCTATTGAACAAGCCAATAACAAAAGCACAAACCATTACATAACTTATGGTGCTGAAACACACACAATTGCAGAGTGGGCAAGAATTGGTGGAGTTCCTCAATCAGCGTTACATCAAAGAATTAAATCGGGTATGCCTATGCCATACGCAATGTATAACATCGATTACAGGACAATAAATGTTTGCAGCATCTAAAACGGCTTCAGCCTCGGGTGGCTATCAAATCTCACGCAGTTTGCGCTTTAATAGTGCTGACTCTGCTTATCTGAATCGTACTCCTGCGAGTGCTTCCAACCGCAAGACTTGGACTTTAAGTACGTGGATAAAAAGAAGTAAACTAAGTGTAGATAGCACAATATTATCTGCTGGAAACCCAACTACGCCTTGGTTTGTTTTGCAATTTCTTGGCACTAATAATGTATTGCAAATTGCCGCTACTGCGGGCGTATCAGCAAGTTGGTCAACTGCCGCTGTTTTTCGTGATATATCTGCTTGGTATCATATTGTTTGTGTGGTAGATACAACTTCAGCAACTTCAACAATAACAAATACATCAACAGACAGATTTCGTTTGTATGTAAATAATGTTCAACAAACGCTTTCTGGCGGTACAGTCCCAACGCAGAATGCAGACCTCCAAGTAAACAATACTGTTGCTCACTCTGTTGGTGGTTATACTTCTGAATACTTTGATGGATACCAAACTGAAGTCAACTTCATCGATGGTCAAGCCCTAACCCCATCATCATTCGGTGAAACAAACGCACAAACTGGTGTGTGGGGGCCTAAAGCCTACTCAGGCGCATACGGCACTAACGGCTTCTATCTGAACTTCTCAGACAATAGCAACACCACAGCGGCTACATTGGGTAAAGACTACTCAGGTAACGGCAACAACTGGACACCTAATAACTTCAGCGTGACTGCGGGTGCGGGTAATGACTCTCTTGTTGATTCACCAACATCATATGGAACTGATACTGGTGTGGGTGGGACTGTGCGGGGGAATTATTGCACATTGAATCCTTTAAACAAAGGTGGAACACACACACTAACAAATGGAAATCTTGACTTTTCAATTTCAGGTGCAACTGGTTCAACTTCAACATTTGGAACTATTGGTGTTTCTTCAGGCAAATGGTATTGGGAAATGTTGGTGGCTTCTACTGATGGTTCTTACTATCCTGGCCTTGGTGTTGAAACTAATCCAAATCCAGCCGTTCAATCAGGAGGCACTTCTACTGGATTCATGTATTTGATAAGTGGTCAGAAATACAATAATGGTTCACTTTCGGCTTATGGTTCTAGTTTTACAACCAACGATGTAATTGGTGTTGCCCTTGATATGGATGCAGGGACAATTACTTTCTATAAAAATAATACAAGTCAAGGTCAAGCATTTAGCGGTATTACTGGCACAGCATTTCCTACGCTTATTGGTCAAACAGGCGGTTCTGGTTCATTCAACTTTGGTCAACGCGCATTTGCCTACACAGCCCCAAGTGGCTACAAAGCACTTTGCACACAGAACTTGCCAACGCCTACCATTGGGGCAACTACTGCGACTCAGGCTTCTAAATACTTTTCACCAACAATTTACACACAAGCCGCAGGTGCAAACACAATCACCACAGGCTTGGATATGTCAACCTATGGCGGTTTGATTTGGGAAAAACCAAGAAGCATTGTTGAGAGCAATTACCTGACCGATACTGTTCGTGGTTTAACAAAGTATTTAGTTACAAATACAACTGCGGCAGAAGGTACTACTACTACATATATTCAAAGCGTAACTTCAACTGGTTACACAGTTGCGGGAGGTGCTTGGACTGTTGGCACATCAATGGTGTCATGGGATTGGATAGCAGGTGGTACAGCGGCATCCAACACATCAGGCTCTATCACTTCAACAGTAAGCGCAAACACTACAAGTGGGTTTAGTGTGGTGACTTATGGTGGCAATGGTGCTAATTCAACTATTGGACACGGCATCGGTATTGCGCCATCAATGATTTTTATTAAACGCAGAGGTGCGGCAGATGCTTGGATTGTTTATCACGCATCAATTGGAAATACAGGGATTTTGATTTTAAATACCACAAGTGCTACAACTGGAAATTCAACATACTTAAACAACACATCACCAACTTCAAGTGTTTTTACTGTTGGTACAGCAAATGAAGTAAACGCTAACGGAAGCACTTTTGTCGCCTACTGTTTTGCACCAATAGCAGGATATTCTGCGTTTGGCTCTTACACAGGCAATAGTTCTACGGCAGGGCCATTTGTTTATTGCGGATTTGAGCCAGCGTTTTTGCTTATTAAAAATACTAGCGCAGGGAATTGGGTTATGAAAGACAACAAACGCAGTACATACAATGTTGTTAACAAAAACCTATTTGCTAATTTATCAAACGCTGAAACTACAGAATACCCATTAGATTTTTTATCAAACGGATTCAAACTAAATGATATTAGCGCAGATGTAAACGCATCAGGACAAACTTATATCTTTATGGCGTTTGCTTCAGCACCCCTAAAATACACCCTTGCTTTCTGATAGGACTCAATATGTACGCTATTTTAAATGACGGACAAGTCACCCAAGTTGGTGAACTAGCAATCCTTTTTCCCGACACATCAAGCCCTAATGCTTCATTTGCTCAAGAGCAAGGCGCATTAGAAGTGGTTGAAGGTGAGCAAAAAGACCAACGCTTTTATTGGGTGACTTTCTCCCATTACCAAGTCAACGGCTCTGTGGTCACTCGCACCTACACCAACACGCCAAAGGCTTTGGAAGACAAGCTAGAAACCAAAGAAGACGGCTCACCCTTGTACGTTCAAGTCTGGGATGAGGCAACGCAGGCCATGGTTGACACGACTGAGCAAGTTGTGACCAAGGGCTTAAAGTCCACCCTAATCGCGCAGGCCAAGCAGGCCGCCAACAGTCAACTGGCGCAGACCGACTGGACAGTGGTTCGCAAGGCCGAGCGCAACATTGACATCCCCGCAGACGTTGCGGCCAAGCGTGCTGCGATCCTTGCCGAGTGCGACGCAAAAATTACAAGTATTCAATCTGCAACAACTGTTGAAGAACTGATGTAAGTGGTGTAATATCCACAAAACTGTACTGATGCAGCACATCAGGGAATCTCAGGATTCAAAATGGATAACGAAACTTTAGCGGAAGTACCCGCGCCGGAACAGGTTGCAACGGCTGCCCCTGAACCCGAAGTTAATACGCCGGAAGTATCGACAGAGCAGACTGACCAGCCAGCGGAAAAAACTTATACGCAAGCTGAGATCGACGCAATGATCGGTAAGCGCCTCGCAAGAGAACAGCGCAAATGGGAAAGAGATCAGGCCACAAGGGCTGCGGAGACGCAAACCTTACGGTCTATGCCAGCGGAAGCACCAAGTGCTGACAGTTTTACAAGCCCAGAAGACTATGCGCAAGCACTAGCGCTTCAGAAAGCCCAAGAACTTGTCGCCCAACGTGATGCCGCAAAGCAGCAAGCCGAGATCATGGAGGCTTATGCCGACAGTGAGGAAAAGGTTAGGGACAAATACGACGACTACGATCAGGTAGCCCGTAACCCTAACGTGCCCATCACCGAGGTAATGGCTGAAGCGATTTATGAATCTGACGTTGGCCCCGAGGTAGCTTACTACTTAGGCTCAAACGTCAAAGAAGCGGCGCGAATCTCCCGTTTATCGCCTTTCATGCAGGCAAAAGAGATTGGAAAGATTGAAGCCAGATTGGCCTCTGATCCTCCGGTCAAAAAAACTTCAAACGCGCCAGCACCCATTAGTCCGGTGACTGCACGTTCAAACGGCGCTCCGAGCCATGACACGACTGACCCACGGTCAATCAAGTCCATGACAACCTCGCAGTGGATCGAAGCTGAACGTGCACGCCAGATGAAAAAGTACGAAGCGCAACGCAACCGCTAATTTTTTGAAAGGACTACCATGTCTAATAGTATTTTGACGATTGATATGATCACAAGGAAGGCTCTTGAGATCCTTGAAAATAACCTTGTAATCACCCGCAACGTGAACCGCCAGTATGACGACTCTTTTGCTGTTGAAGGCGCAAAGATCGGCTCCACACTGCGTATCCGTTTACCTGACCGCGCTTTGGTTACTGACGGCGCCGCCTTGCAAGTTCAAGACGACAACGAGCAGTACACCACATTGACTGTCAACAACCAAAAGCACATCGGTGTCAACTTCACATCTGCTGAATTGACCATGCAATTGGATGACTTTGCAGAACGTGTGTTAAAGCCTCGTATCAGCCAGTTGGCTTCCAGCATTGATGCTGACGTTGCTAACAGCTACAAGTACATCGGTAACACCGTTGGTACACCCGGCTCAACTCCTTCTACTTCTTTGGTCTTGCTCCAAGCCCAGCAGAAGCTGAACGAAAACGCCGCTGTGATGAACCCCCGCTACGCCACTGTCAACCCTGCCGCTAACGCTGGTTTGGTTGAAGGCTTAAAAGGTCTGTTCAACCCACAAGACACCATCAGCAAGCAGTTCAAGAACGGCATGATGGGCACTGGTGTTCTCGGTTATGACGAGATCAACATGTCTCAGTCTATCAAGCAGTTCACAACTGGCACTCGCGCCGCTACTGGTAATACCACTGGCGCTGCTGTGACCGCTGAAGGCGCTACAACGCTCACATTGTCCGTTGGCTCTGGTGAAACCATTTTGCCCGGTGACGTGTTCACAATCGCTGACTGCTACTCTGTGAATCCACAGACTCGTGAGTCTACTGGTTCATTGTTTCAGTTCGTGGCCGTGGCTTCTACCACATCCACAACAACTGCTACCGTGACTGTTGCGCCGATGTATTCTGCTGCCAATGCTTTGGCAACCATGAATGTGTTGCCTTCTACCAGCAAGGCCGTCGTGTTCGTGGGCGCTGCTTCTACGCAGTACGCACAGAACTTGGTTTACCACAAAGATGCGATCACGTTCGCCACTGCTGACTTGTTGTTGCCCCAAGGCGTCGACATGGCTGCCCGTGCCGTTCACAATGGTATTTCTTTGCGTGTCGTGCGCCAGTACGATATTAACAACGACCGTATGCCTTGCCGTATTGACGTTTTGTATGGCTACAGCGTAATTCGTCCACAAATGGCCGTGCGCATGTGGGGCTGATTTTTAACATCTTTTTAAGGAAATTATCATGGCATTACCTAATGGCGCAGGCGGTTACCAAGTTGGTGCAGGCAACCGTCAAGAAACTATCATGGGCGCAATGGCCGCCCCTCAGACAGCTACGGCTACAGCAACCCTAACGGCAGCGCAAATTTGCAATCAAGTGTTGGTGGCTAACCCCTCCACATCTGCTGCAACTTACACGCTTCCTACAGGCGCGCTGATTGACGCAACAGTTCCTAACGCTACTGTTGGCAGTACGTTTGACTTGTCAATTATCAACATCGGCACTAGCTCTGGCGCGGTGACTTTGGCTGTTAGCACTGGTGTAACTGACGGCGGCAACGCTGTGGTTGCTATCGCTGTGACAACTAGCCAATTGTTCCGTTTCCGTAAGACTGGCGACGCAACTTATGTTGTGTACCGCATAGGCTAAAACCAAAAGGGGGCTAATCACCCCCTTTCTATTATGAACATCGTACTGATCCACCCTGTCCATGGCGCCAAAGTTGCCACCATGGAACTTGAAATTGCAACAGATGAAAAGAATGGCTGGACGCGCTACAATCCAGACACGCCTGTTCAGGCGGCTCCCGTGAATACGTTGGAGATCAAGCGCCGCCGTAAACCGGCAGAGGAAGCAACCGAAGGAGTCTGAACATGGCAACGTATACCGCTGGCGATCAAATCAACCGCGCTTTGCGCTTGTTAGGTATATTGGCCGAGGGCGAGACGCCTTCCGCATCCATGTCGCAAGACGCCTTAATGGCGCTCAATCAGATGATTGACTCATGGAATACTGAGCGTCTATCTGTATTCAACACAATTGATCAAGTTTTTGAATGGCCTGCCGGTGAGATTCAGCGGCATCTTGGCCCTACAGGTGAATTTGTTGGCGTACGTCCTATCTTGCTAGACGACGCCACATATTTCAAAGCGCCTAACGGCGTGTCGTATGGCATCAAATTTATCAATCAACAGCAGTACGATGGTATTGCTGTTAAGACGGTAACTTCCACTTATCCACAAGTTATGTGGATTAACATGGAATACCCCAACATTCAGATGACGCTTTATCCAAGACCTACTCAGGTTTTGGAGTGGCACTTTATTTCGGTGCAAGAGTTAGATCAGCCCGCTACGCTGTCAACTCAGTTGCATTTCCCGCCCGGCTATCTGCGGGCGTTTACTTACAACTTGGCCATGGAATTTGCCCCTGAGTTTGGCGTTGAGCCAAGCCCACAGGTGCAACGTATCGCCATGACTTCTAAGCGCGACTTGAAGCGCATTAACAACCCAGATGACGTGATGGCTCTGCCTTACGCCTTGGTGGCCAACCGCCAGCGTTTCAACATCTATGCTGGTAACTATTGATGAAAACGCCGATTCTTGGCTCCAGCTACGTTGCCCGCAGCGTCAATGCTGCCGACAACCGCATGGTCAATTTGTTTCCCGAGGTCATTCCTGAAGGCGGCAAAGAACCCGGCTTTTTAAACCGCGCGCCCGGTTTGCAATTTCAGCAGACCATTGGCACTGGCCCTATTCGCGGCCTATGGGCGCACCAGACTAATGGCGCAGACTTCTACGTTGTTTCGGGCACTGAGGTGTACCAGATAACCAGTCTGACGGCCACGCCGGTCAAAATTGGCAACGTGGCCGGCGGCGGCCCCGTGTCGATTGCTGACAACGGCACGCAAATCTTTTTTGCTTGCAACGGCCCTAGTTACATTTTTAACGAAGCCACGCACACGTTTAAACAGATCACAGACCCCGATTTCCCCGGCGCCGTGACTGTGGCTTACCTTGACGGTTATTTTGTGTTTAATGAACCCGTTAGCCAGCGTATATGGGTGACTCAACTGCTTGACGGTACATCCATAGATCCACTTGATTTTGCAAGCGCTGAAGGCTCGCCAGATGGCTTGGTGGCGGTCAATGTTGACCACCGCGAGGCTTGGCTGTTTGGTACTGACTCGGTTGAAGTCTGGTATGACGCCGGACTGGCTGACTTTCCGCTGACGCGCATTCAAGGCGCGTTCAATGAGATCGGCTGCGTAGCTGCGTTTTCTATTGCCAAACTAGACAACAGTTTGTTCTGGCTTGGCACTGACGCCCGTGGCCAAGGTATTGTCTATAAAGCCAACGGTTACACAGGCGTTAGGGTTTCTACCCATGCCGTTGAATATGCCATCGCTCAGTACGGCAACATCTCAGACGCAATTGCCTACACATACCAGCAAGAAGGCCACGCCTTTTATGTCCTGACTTTCCCAAGCGCCAACGCAACTTGGGTCTATGACGCGGCGACTCAGGCGTGGCATGAGCGCGCAGGGCTTGTCAACGGTCAGTTTACACGTCATCGTTCTAACTGCCAGTGCAACTTTGGTGGCAATACGGTGGTTGGCGACTTTGAAAACGGCAACATATACACCCTTGACTTGGACGTTTACGCTGACAATGGCCAAGCCCAAAAGTGGCTGCGCTCATGGCGCGCCTTGCCAACTGGCCAGAACAATCTAAACCGCGCTGCCCACCACAGCTTGCAATTGGACGCTGAGACTGGCGTGGGTTTGAATGGCCTGACGTTTGACGAGAACGTCTATCTTGTCACTGAAGCTGGCAACAGTTTGATCACCGAAAGCGGCTTGTTTCTTTTGTCTGGCGTTAGCCAAACGCCTATCCCAGACCCGCAGGTCATGCTGCGTTGGTCAGACGACGGCGGTCACACATGGTCAAACGAACACTGGACGTCCATGGGGCGCATCGGTGAGTACGGCCATCGCACCATCTGGCGCCGCCTTGGCATGACTCTCAAGCTGCGTGACAGGGTTTACGAAGTGTCTGGCACTGATCCCGTCAAAGTGGCCATCGTAGGCGCAGAACTGCACGCAAGCCCTACCAATGCTTAACATTACGCAAATCCCTGCCCCACGCGTCCCGTTTGTTGACGAGCGCACGGGCACGATTTCGCGTGAATGGTTTCGCTTTTTAAACAATTTGTTTGTGTTGACCGGCGGCGGTACAAGCCAGTTTTCAATTGCTGACTTGCAACTTGGCCCCCCAGCGCAGACAGATCCAACGGCTTTAAACGTGGCTGTTGAGTCGGCGCTTACGCCAACGGCGTCTAGCCAAGAATCGCAAATTGCTGAACTGCAAAAGCAAGTACAGGCGCTGTCACTTGCGCCAGCCTACACGCCTCAGATACCGCACCCCATCTATGGTGGCTTTTATGACACCACAAACCAGTACGATGGCGCAACAACGCAGTCCTACCCCGTGCGGTTTGGAACGGCTTTGTACCAAAACAATGTTCGGATATTGACCGACACGGCAGTTTTTACAGGCTCAATTGCCACCACAGTTTTGACCGTCTCGGCCATGACGTCTGGAACTATCCGGTTGGGTATGTTGTTGACTGGAACAGGCGTTACAGCGGCCACGCACGTTGTGTCTCAAACGTCCGGCACGGCGGGGGGCGTTGGCGTCTACGTCATCAGCCCAAGCCAAACCGTAGCGTCAACAACCATTACGGGCACTGTCAAGTCTCGAATTCAAGTCGATTCGGCTGGCGCTTACAACATTCAGTTCAGTCTTCAGTTGACCAATACAGACACGGCCAACGAGTATGAAACCGACGTCTGGCTAAAATACAATGGCGCTGACCTGCCCAATTCAAACAGCGTTGTCACCGTCCCTAAAAAGCATTCTGGTTTAAATGGCCAAATTATCATGGCTTTAAACTACTTTTTAGAAATGAAAGACGGCGACTATTTTGAGTTAAATTGGCGGGCGGCTGGATCAACAGTGTTTATCGAAACCATCCCCGCAGGCGTATCGCCAACCAGACCAGCAGCGCCGTCTGCTATTCTGACCGTTAATTACGTTTCCGGCCCCACAATCCAAGGAGTCACAGCATGACCGTCACCGTCAAAGTCCTCATCCCCGCCAAGATCGCCGAAAGCGCTCAGACCACGCAATACACCGCGTCTGGCGTTACCACGATCATTGACAAGTTCACCGCGACAAACTACAGCGCGTCATCTGCCACGATCAGCGTCAACTTGGTTACGGGCGCCACTACGGCGGGCGACGCCAACTTGATCACCAAGACCAAAACGCTGCAACCAGCGGAAGTCTATACTTTTCCAGAATTAGTTGGCCAAGTCTTGATGCCATCTAGTTTCATCTCTACAATCGCTGGAACTGCAAGCAGTATCAACATTCGTTCATCTGGCCGTGAAGTGAGCTAAACATGACTGTCAACATCTCTCTATTCGCAGGCGCTGGCGCGCAGTTCTTTGACGACAATGGCACGCCTTTGTCTGGCGGCCTGCTCTACACCTACGCGGCGGGCACAACAACCGCTGCGCCAACATACACCTCAATCACCGGCTTGTCTGCCAACCCCAACCCTATTGTGTTGGACGCAGGCGGGCGCGTGCCTAACGAGGTTTGGCTATCTACCAGTTCAACATATAAGTTCATCTTAGAAGATGCTGACAGCGTTTTGATTGGTTCTTGGGACAACATCCCCGGCATTACCAACGCTGATACTTTGGCCACTCAACTGGCCAACACATCAAACATTGCTTTGGGCGACGCCTTAATTGGTTTCAAACAAACCTATGCCTTGGGCATCATGCCCGGTGCAGTTGGCAAGACTTTGAACGACAAGATGCAAGACTTGGTAACGGTCAAAGACTTCGGCGCTGTGGGCGACGGCGTGGCTGATGACACTACGGCTATTCAAGCCGCTATCGATTTGGCGTGCCAATACGGCGGTTGCGTTTACTTGCCCGCCGGTACATACAAAATTTCATCTGCGCTGGTGTTCACCATGAATAGCAGCACTGTAGACCCCGTCAAGCGTCCTTCTATGAAGGGCGACGGCATGGCCGCTACGACCATTTACCAAACAATCAATGACAATGGTATTGAAGTTGTTGGCTATGACGCTTACCCTTCTGCCTATTGCACGTTTCAAGACTTTACGCTGTACGGCTATCAACTGAACAAGTTAGGTCTTGCTTTTAAAGACATTGCGTTTGTAACTGTAAACAACGTCTATCTGGCTGGTTGGTCAACTGGTTTGTATGGCGCAAACATTGTTTCCTCGACATTTAATGACTTGGTTATTCGTTTTAATGACGGCGGCTTCTATTTTGAATCCGACGCGGCGTATGGGTACGTTACCGAACCTAACGCCATTACTATGTCCAACTGCGTTGTGGGCAATAACGAATCTTATGGCGGTAAAGTTGTTGGCGCAGGCACATTCAATTACTTTGGTGGCTCTATTGAAGCCAACGGCGTAGGCACTGATTTGTCCAGCGCCAAGTGGGGATTGGCCATTGTTGACGCTGGTGGCCATCTTGCCCAGCAGTCTGCTTGCGGTTTTAACATCAGCGGCGTTTACTTTGAGGGCAACGGCGGTCAAGCGCAATTCCAAGTACAACAAACCGTTTCTCGCCCCGGCCTGACTGGCGTTGTGAACGCTTGTAGCTTTACTGTTCTAGGCTCAACATACCCTGCACAGCAAGTTTACTTGGCAGCGTCAAACTCTACTTATGCCTTCCCCATCACGTTTGAAGGCTGCGGTTGGACGGGCTTAAATAGCTATACACCAAGTTCTAGCCGCCCTACGATCAACAACGTCGCCAATGCTTTTAAATTGGCTTTGGTAGGTTGCAACTTTTACAGCACGGTTGACCAATACAAACAAGGCGCATCTAATAGATTTGAAAACCCCGTAGAAGCGGCGGCGTATCTTGACTTGACTGGCACACCTATTGGCGGTGGCGGCGGCGGCGCGGGTACGTTGCAAGCTGTTTTGACAGCAGGCAACATCTCTAGCCTTAATGGTATTTTTAATCAAACCATTGCATTGACCAACGGCATTGGCGTGGGCGGCGCGACTTCTGGTGGCCCGTCAGGCGTGGCCACTTACGACGGCACGATGTACTTGACCAACAATGGCTTGGCGGCAACACCAAGGGCCATTGATTTCAATGGCGCTAACTTTCAACCTAGCGCTGACAGTTCTGCTTCCAACGCTTTAGTTTTGGGCGGCGCATCGCGCAGATGGAATGGCTTCTATTTAAACAACACATTTAATTGGAACAGCATTCCTATTGCCGCGCCTACTGGCAACGCTACGTTGTTTTTAAATAACGCGGGCGGTTGGACTCCCGCGACTGGTACTGGCGGCGGTACGGTCACTAGCATCACGGCTGGCACAGGTCTAAACGGCGGCACAATTACGTCGTCTGGCACGATCAGCCTAAACAACACGGTGACTGCTGGCTCCTATACAGCGGCCAACATCACCGTAGACGCGCAAGGCCGCGTTACAGCGGCGGCTAACGGTACAGGCGGCACAACGCCGACACTGGCGCAAGTGACTGCGGCTGGCAACATCACATCGCTTAATGGCGTGTTTGGCCAGACTGTTGCCCTGACCAATGGTATTGGCGTAGGCGGTGCAACACCGGGCGGCGCCATGGGCGTGGCTACCTACGACGGCACAATGTACCTGACCAACAACGGTACAGCAGCTACACCCCGCGCCGTTGACTTTAACTTGGCCAATTTCCAACCTAGCGCAGACTCAGGCGCAACTAACGCTTTGGTGCTTGGTGGTGCGGCTCGTCGCTGGAACGGCTTTTACCTTAGCAACACGTTCACATGGAACGGCTACGGCATTGTTCAGCCAACAGGCGACGCTACCAAGTTTTTGCGTAACGACGGTACTTGGGCAGTTCCTGCATCATCTTCTGGAGGTGTGTCGACGTTTAACAGCCGCGCTGGCGCTGTAACGCTTCTCAGTTCAGATGTGACTGGCGCTTTAGGCTATACGCCTGCCAGCATTTCTTCATCCAATACGTTTACGGCTAGTCAAGTCATTGACGGTGTAACTGTTGGCGCAGTGTCTGCCGTGTCAACAGTAGCGTCTGCTGGCGCTCAACTGAACTTGTCCAACAGCACGTTTACTATTGGCTTGTTTACATCTGGCGCAACGTATTCGTTCCTGCCTGCGGTCAACAACAACGTCAACTTGGGCGCAGCATCATTTGCTTGGAAAGCGGTTTACTTGGCAGGCCAGTTTGTTTGGAACAGTTACGCAATCTCTGCACCTTCTGGAAGCACCACAACTTTCTTGCGCAATGACGGCACATGGGCAGTCCCTGTGTCTGCGGGCGTAACCAGTTTTAATACCCGTACAGGTGCAGTTACGCTTCTAAGCGCCGACGTAACTGGCGCGCTAGGGTACACCCCCTATCAGACAGGCGGCGCTTTGGGCACGCCTTCATCTGGTAACTTGACCAACTGTACGTTCCCAACGCTTAATCAAAGCACGACGGGTACAGCGTCTGGTTTGTCTGGCGGTACGCTGACAACCAGCAGCTACACATTGGTGTCAGGCAACAACTTAATCGCTTTGCAAAGCAGCGCTGGCAATGGCGTATTTGTCAATGGATCTGGCG